CTGTCTGCTCCATATGACTTCATTGAAGCCCAGATTAAAACCAACATCATTAAAAATAAAAAGACTATAAAACTTCTTCGCATGAGAAAGATACCCCATATAAGCTGATATGATTAGCACTCCAAGTTAGCTCATTGTTTGTCATTCTCATAACACATTTAGGACTTGCATATGTTACTGTTGCATTGTTCGCTAGTGTTGCAGATAAAGGTGGCTCTATCGTAAGTGTTGCTTCGCCACTTCCATCACTTGCCACATCTGCAATTATCATATGTAGTTTGCTGGTTGCTCCAGAATTAAACTGCACATAATCACCTTTCTTAAATAATTGTGATTCAGAAGTATCTGCACCATCTACGGTTACATCAAATGCACCGACAGCATGGTCAGCACTTACAGCAATCGTATTTGATATTGTTCCTTGCACAGCACTTGCGTCTGGATCACCCATTAAAAATGTTCCAAAGCTACCATGTAACTGCATAAAAAAAGATTGCCATTCACTTGCCTGGCTTCTATTCATGGGTGGTAAAGTAACTGTGCTATACCATTTTGCACCTGTGAACTCATGCACTTGAGTTGAGAAGGTGAATGGACTTTGGCTTTGTGCAACAGCTTTAGCAATACCCCATTCACTTCTAATAAAGTTTGGAGTAGTTGGCATAACAAGTGGGTATGTAGGATTCGGCATTTATGCTCCAAAGTCTTTTGCAAAAGTTCCACCACGCAATCTTGCGTCTTGAACTGCTGATAATGTTGATTGTTGTATAGCTGGAAGTAAATTCATCACTTCGGCTCTTACTGTTTGCGATACACCTGTGGCAAAGTTTAGGTTTTGCTCAATCGTAACACCACCACCTAATTGATTATTTGGCACGATTGTTCCAGCAGACTTAGGCACAAACATTTCTGCACCTCTCTCTCCAACCATATAAGGCATATTTGGATTTACATTTCCACCCATAGCCCTTGCACCATAGACCATAGAGCCAGAAGGCTCTCCAGCAAAAGTTTGTTGTCCACCACCAAATAAATTAGATATATTAAATCCAGACCCTCTTATAGAGTTCTCAAGTTGTCTTAATAATGGCTCAACAACTGTAAGCTGAAAAACTAAAGATATAACTTGGGCTATCACACTCTGAAATATATCTAGCATAGATTGTCTAAATGATTCACCACTTGCTACAGCTTTTCCAAAAGTATCAGATATTGATTTTCCAGCATTTTCAAAAATACCAACTAATTTATCTAAATTTTCATTGTCTAAATCAAACATTTCTTTTCTTAATTGTGCTTGTTTATTTATTTGTTCTTCAAATTCTTTAGATACACTTACTGCTTCTGGCTTAAATTTGCTATTCTGTTCTTCTTTTATTTGATCTAATACCTTTTTCTTTTCTTTGTGAAAATCTTTTTGAGCTTTTATAGCCCTTCTGTTTTCTTCATTTTGTCTTTTAATTGATTCTGTTAATTCGTCATTTACACCAATATAACTTCTTACTTCTTTTATAAGTTCTGAAATAGCTAAAGTACCTAAAGCAACTCCACTCACAATCATAAATAAAGGATTTGTTGCCATTACTGCTGTTAATGTTCCTATGCTTCCAGCTAATCTTGCCAACATATTTAAAGTGGCAACTCCAGCTAACGCAATAAAAAAGTTTTTAATACCATCAACATTATCTACAAGGAATCGTGTAAATTTTGCTAACGATTCTCCTATAGTTCTTCCAATCTCTTTTATTTTTTCTTGATTTGCGTCTAAAAAAACATTTAAGTCGCCAAATTGCAATTTTAATTCATCAAAAAAAGATTCACTTACTGCAATTTGAAATTGCATAAACTTATCTTTTATCATTGATATTGTACCTGTTAGAGTGTTAGCAAGTTCATCTGTAACATCTCCAAATGTGCCACCTTTTCCAAACACTCTTTCAAATGCTTTCCTTGTTTCTTCGGCTGATACAGTTGCTCCAGCAGAGAATCCAAGTAAATCTCTAACTCCTCGTTCTCTAAAAACATCAGCACTAGCTATACCACCAGAAAAAGACCTTTGTATTTGTTCGGCAGTTTGTTGAAAATCAAGACCTGTTACAGAAGCTACATTACCTGTAATTTCTAAAACTTTTGCTAATTCATCTGCGTCATCTGCGACAACAGCTAAGTTTCCAGAAGCCTGTTGTATTTCGCCAAGTGTAAATGGAACTTTTCCAGCAAATTCAAGCATTTTCTCAAATGCTCTTTCGCCTTCTTCTGCTGTACCAAATAATGCTTTTAATCGTATTTGTAGATTTTCAATTTGGATTCCTGTATCTATAACACCTTTTACAAATATAGCTCCAAATGCTACACCTAAAACTGCACCTACTTTTGTTGCTGTGGCTGTTACTTTAGCAAGACTTTTGGAAAGATTATTAAGACCACCACTCATTTTTTTTGATGAGTTGCCAACTACTTTATTGGCTTCAGCCATATCTCGTTTCAGACCTTTAAGGTCTGCTTCAATCTTGACTATCAGTTTATCTAGTTCAGTTGCCATCAGTTATCTGGGTACAGCTCCATTAGTTCATTTAACTCGTCTGAATCCATTGGTTTATCTTTGTTGCCACCATTGAACTCACTAAATCCTTTTATCGCTAGAGTTATTTCGGTAATGCTCATATCCCAAAATACTGCTGGATTAATACCTATCATACCAATACAGACTTCAATCCATCTTTGGTATGGTAGTTCAGCTTCTTCGTCTATTCCTCTACTAGACTTTTTTTTTCGTCAGTATCGTCATCAACATTCAAAGCCAAAGTTACCAACTCTCCAGCCATCTTAATAGCTTCCAACAAGCCAATTTGTGCAATCATTCCTTTAACTTCTTTGTCCTGTAGATTATTTCCACCAGACCTTAGAGCTAAAGTTATAACAGATATAATTTCTGTCATAGTAATATCTGCCTGTGCCAACTTGTTACCTAGCTTCAAAATACTGCAATTCAATGCTTGTTCTATCCTAATAATCGTATCAAGGCTCATTCTTGCCTTGTACTCGTTATCATTAAACTTTAGTAGCTTTTCTGCTTTCAGCTTGTTTATGCTCATTGTTTTTCTCCGTATTAGTTAAAATAACAATTACTTCATCTCTATCACCAAGATTCTTAGCAAAGTTGATTGTGTAAGATTTCTTGTCAATTTTAATTACATCTGTATCTTTGAATCCTTTGTAATAAGGTATTTCAATTTCTACATTGTTTTCGCCAATGTTTACTTGTGCGTCTATTTTCTTAGAGCCAACTTCAATAGCTTTGAGTTCCCAAGCCATAATCTACCCCCTTATACTGTTGCAAATGTGATCGCACCAGCCGATTCAAAAGACATTGAGTAAGTTACTTCGCCATTATAACTTCCAGCATATTCAATACTAGAGATTTGATACGCTCCAGTAAATGTCCCAAAATCTGGAATAATTATCTGAAAGTTACTAAATGTGCTTGCGTCAAAAGCTGTTCTGCAACTTGCTTCACTTGCTGAATCTGTAAATACTCCAGAGCCACTAACACTAAATGACTTGATTCCAGCGTCTGCTAATAATGTTCTTGCTCTTGATGAATCTTTATTTGTTACATCTACTGTTTCTGCGTTCATTGTGATAGAAGTATCTCTTAGACCAGCAACCGTTGTGAATGCTTCTGGGCTTCCAGCATTTCCTATCTTGACAAGTAACGCACTTCCTTTTTGTACTGCCATAATTTATCTCCATAAAAATTAACTATCATACACAATCACCGATAATGTTAGCACCCCATGTCTAGTAATTCCATCATTTTCTACAAGTGTAATTGTGTTCCTTACTTGACTTACTACCATATTTGCACCAGATACAGAATATGTGGTGTCGTGTAGTAACTCATAAATTCTTTCCATTGCGTCTGATATTTCTTTTTTTCCTCTATAGGTACTCCAGACATCTATGTCAACATCATATTCATTTCCATCTAAAGTTTTTGTTCCTCTATTGATTACACTTATATTGCCAATCACAACATATGGATAAGATGTATTCTGTGGAACATTATCAAATATTTTGTTATTACCAACAATACCATCTAATGTGCTGTCGCCATTTAAGGTTGAATATAGTATTGTTTGTAAGTCAAAAGAATGGAAGCTCATGTGATTTTAATATTCCCCAAAGATATATCTTTGAATTTTTTATTCGCAAATTGCTTAGTGTCTTTAAATGCTTGTGATTCTTCACCCATAAAAGGTCTTTGCAATCCACCTCTGGCAAAACTTTGTTCTAATATATTTGCATAACTTACTCTTGTTTGAACTGCTGAAAAATGTCTATTCTTTGTTGCTGGTTCTACAAAAAAACTATTAACCAATCTTCCTGTATCAATAGCTGGTGGATTATCTTTTGTAGAAGCTCTATGAACCTTGCCACCTCTCATATAAGATTTTCCGTCTTTCGGAGTTTGTTGCATACCAAGCATAATATGATTCCTAAACATATTGGCAACTTTGTTTAAATATGTAGCAGTTTTCATATCATATAAATCTAAGGCTTTATCAGTCTTTTGTTTTATTTTGGATTCTACCTTGACTTTAACTGTCATTAAGTTGCTACTCCTTCCTCTGCGTCTATGATTTGATACCTTTCCTTGCCTTCTAATAATGAAGCCACATGCTGAATATTAAATAATTTTGAGTTGTAGCTGATTCTGTGTTTTGGTGTCAAAGATGAAACATATCTTATGGTAAAACGATAATTACTCCTGGCTTCTAATTGATCGCCAAAACTATTCTCTGAACCAGACAAGTTTTCTACTTTAGCCCATACTGTGTTTGCTGTTGAAAAAGAAGCTACTTGACCACCACCAGAATCAGTAGATGTTCCAAGTGATTGGATAACAATTCGGTTTCTCATTTCGCCTATCATTACGCACCCATTTGTCCTACATATTGAGCTTGACCTCTATATGGATTGACAGATAAAGATTTAATTCTGTAAGACTGCAATAATTGTGTCGCACTTGTTGGAGCTAAAACTCTTTTGCCATCTAACAAATCTCCTCTATGCTCAAACAAATAAGCAGAATATTCCAAACAAGCTGATTTAATATCATAAGGAACTGCTGTGGTTGCTCCATATCCAGCCACATATTGAATCTCTAACCCATTAGCAACTCTTAAACTTGTTGGATAGCTTTTGCCTTTTCTTAAAACTATTTTTGCTGGAACACTTATATTATCTATATAATAATTTGAACTAGCAAAAGTAGTAGCTGTATCTGCGTCGTCATAAGATTTGATATGAGTTACACTTGCAACAGGACTTTTTGGCAGTAAGATATTTTTAGTGCTAATGTTTCTGTCAATGCCAACATACATTCCTTCTTGTAAAGGTATATCAACATCGTAAATAGAATCTATAAACAGTTGATAAGTAACTGTGGTCAAAGTTCTATTGGTGTATTCTTTAGCCCAATTGTGAACAGCCCTTTCTATCAATGCGACAACTGTATCATCATCAGATGAATCTATTTTATTCCATGCTTTTATTTCAGCTTGAGTTACTGCGTATGCTGTTTCTGCTGTGTGAACTTTTAATCCAGCCATTTAGTTTCTCCTAATCTGCTTCTGCAATCGTGTTACCAGAATCTTCCCATGCTTTAACTAATATTCTTTCTTTGTTTTTTTCATCAAGAGATACAAACATTTCAACACTATCAATAACTGCTTTTATGCAAGTATATTCTCCTGTTATTGGGTCATTTACTTTTTTTGCTGAGCTAACTATTCTATCATCTTCCATATATTACTCCTATAATTCTGCGTCAAAATCTGCACCCAGACCACCCATAGCAACATTTTGTTGTGTGGTTATACTAGCATTATGGTTTAATCCATATCTAAATCCATTTTGTCCCATATTGCTAAAAATTAGTGTTGTCGTTGTACCAGAGCCACCAATCAATGCAATAAATCCAACAGGATTGGCAGTAAGTGTTGGTGCTACTCGCATTGTTCTTCTTAATTGTGGCGTTGGTTGTACTGTGGTAGCACTTGCCGATTCTGCAGTTGGGTTTAAACCATTTGCAGTATTATCGCCAATTATAAAATATCTATGACATCTTAATAAAGTATCGTCATACATTTCATGTTGAAATGACGGTAATGAGCCTGATGTAAACTCACCTACTTCCATTTGTAATCCTGTAAAATAAACATTATTACTTGTGCTACTTGCACTATTCACTTGACCTACTGCTCTGTTTGCATTGGTTGAACTTGTCCATGTTGTGCTTAATGTGCCACTTGTAAAATCACTCCCAGCACCAAGCCACAAATTTATAGCAAAACTACTACCATTATCGTTACCTAATACTCCAGATGTATCTCCAGCAAAACTTAATACTTTTTTCTCCCAAGTGTTAGAATCAGTTATTGTGTAGGCTTGAGATATTTGTCTTGAGTTATCAACATCAAATAATTCAGCAATGTAAGTACCTGTAACTGTTGCTTTTATCCAAAAAGAAATGGTTACTTTTTCAGCACTAGAAGTACCTTTTTTAAGTAACTGCAAATCTTGCCCTTCAAAAAGATATCTTGCTAAATGAAAACTACCAGACGCAACAGAAGTATCTGCTGTAGTGCAATCTAATTTCCAAGACTTGGCAAAGCCTTGTCCTGTTGGATTGTCTGTATCTTGTGTGTGCGTCCAAGTACCATTATCACTTAAATCAACTTTCATTCTATCTATAGTGTGATACCCAGTACCTGTGATTCCTGTTGTGCTTGTACCTCTTTGAGCTACTGCCATAGCACCATTAATAATAAGTGGTTTTACATTTGGTCTTAGTGATTGACCAGCAGTAGCCCATGATAAAGTACCAGAGCCATTAGTTACCAATGCTTGATTTGCAGAGCCGTCTGCGTCTGGTAAAACCCATATTTTATCTGCTGATAAAGCTGGTGCTTCAAAACCAACATAGTTAGCACCCTCATAAAATCTTAATTCATTATTAGAGCCACCAATAGACAAATGACTTGCTGTAGTTAAAGCACCACCATCTGCGATTGTAAGTGCGTCATCTCCATCTGTAAATTCTATTAATGCTGTTCTTACTGAATCAGATTTAAAATATTCTACTGTGTCGTTGCTTTGATCTAATTCAGCTATTGGGATATTTCCATCATTATCTTCATTACGAATATATAAAATATTTGCAGAAGTATCATACCAAAGTTGATTAGCAAAAGTTGTTGATGGTGCTGAACTCCCAGAACTTGTACTTGCCAAAGCCTGTAGTGCTGAATTAATGTCAGCCCTTGTATTCGGAAAGGTCTGGTTTGCTATGGTAAAATCATTCTGGCTCATTTTTTACTCCCTTAAAATAATTCTTAGATTATCATAATAATTTTAAATTAACTACTCTCTAAATATCCATATCCTTTGGCAACATAGCTGAAATCTTTTGCAACTGCATTACCTGTTCCTGTGCCTTGATAAAAGTTTATGGTAAATCCAGTTGCTGATTTACTTGATATAACATAATGCTGATTTTGGTCTAAGTCATCTATTGTTAAGCCTAGCCCTTGCAACTCTTTAAAAGCTGGGCTAAATGTTATTGTTTTTCCACTGGTGGGAGCTTCTACATTATCCTCTGCAACAGTCCTGTCTGGCATATCAATGGTCGCTGATAAAACTGATATAGCTGGTGTTGAATCTGCATTGGTGGTAGTTAATTTAGCTCTTAACTTAATATATCTAGCCTTATAGTTACCAAGCACATAATCTTGATAATCAGTATAGGTAGAATTGTCATTAGAGGTTGATATTTGGATTTTTGCGTCTACATCATCTTGCTCGGTATAACTACCATCAAAATCACCTTCTTGGCTGTCAAATAAGCCCTCAAAGCTGTCAAATAGGCTATTTGCGTTGAATCTAGTGCTGGTCATAGAGGTTGTTACATATGAGTTAAAAATACCACCTAAATCTATTGGGTTAGAATTAAACTCATAAAAACCATCTAAATTACTTTCAACTTCTCCACCATCATCAAAGTTCCCTAAAGCAGAATCAAATAAACCAGTATGATCGTCAAACAATTCACCTAAAGTAATTTGCAAGAAATTAACACCATCTCTTGTTACAACTTCCACATCTGTCTTTGTTCCAGCAAATCCTGTGGATTCTGTTGTCGTTGTTACTGCATTAAAATCATCTGCAATCTGATTTCTTATAACTGCTTTTTTGGTAGATGTAACAGAAGTTATCCCTAAGACATCAACAGCTTTTATCATATAAGTTCCAGTTTGAGCTGGTAAAGATATTTGATTGGTCGCTTTAGATATATAATTTGCAATAATACTAGCACCAGCATAAGTAGGGCTTGATGTGGCTGGTGTATGTCTAATAATATAGTGCGACAAATCTAACTCGCTATTTGCAGTCCAAGAACACACAGCTAAATTATTGACAATATTAACAGAAAAATCTGCGACATCTGCTGGTGGAGCTGTCTTTCCTACTACTTCGTGATTTTCAGATGTAAAAGAAGAAGCAACATTAAAGGCATTTATTGACCTTGCTCTAACCTCATAAGTTTGTCCATCTTCTACATCTTTAATCTCAAATTTCATAGAAGTTCCAACAGTCTTTGCTCTACCTATTCTTGTATACTCTGTGTCTGTTGATGTGTTTCTATATTCAATTTCTATTTCATTAGTTGTGCCTTGACTGGAAGCCACTTTAATAACAAGAATAGTAGATATAATTCCAGAATATGCTCTCATAATATCGCTTAACTCTAAAGATGGAGCTGATACTGTTTCTGCTGTTGGTAGAATAGTATTATCAGAAATGAATTCTGATTCTTCTGCGTTCCAGTCAAACACACTTGATGATGTTTCTTGCAATACTAGATCAACACCTGTATCAGTTTCATCTGACACAAAAGTCCAGTCTGCAACTTGAAATATTTTTGAATTAAATCCTAACCTAGAATTATTGATAGTAACCGTATCTCCAACTTGTAATTTAAAAGCAGATAACTTCATTGGTGCTTGTATAACTATTTGCTGTCTGTTTTTAAATAACACAACTTTAGCAATTCTTTGAGCCATTGTTGATGATATAGTAAAAGGCAGATCAATATTTCCAAATATAGTTTCGTCATTATCTTCACTTACAAAAGTGCTTGAAGTTACCATTGGATAATCTGATGGTTGCCAATTACTCTCTGGGCTAGTAAAAATACCCTTTACTGTATTAAATAACTTTCTTCTGGATTGTTTAGTCTGAATAGTTATACCACCTCTAAAATCATCTTCGTCTAAAGTAATTGAAGGCGAAACAAACTTGCCCCCAGCTAAGATAAATTTACCATTTGAATAGCTTAATATTCCAAGCATAGAGCCTGTAATTTCATCTATAGCTCTCATTGGGTCTACATTTGAAAAAATAATACCATTGGCTTCATAACGATTTTCTGTACCACCACCAGCAAGAGTGATGTCTTCATCACAAATGTTTGCAACTGTGGTAAATGATGTTGTGTCTATTTGCGTTGTAGGAACAGATAATCCAAATCTTGTGTCTGATAAATAATCATATAAAACTAATGCTGGATTTTTAGAAAATGCTGTTGAGCCTGTTCTAAAATCTAAGACTTTTTTGCCTTTAATTTCTGCACTAATATTCGGTATGCCATTTGGAAAAACATCTGCGTCATATTTTAAGGTAACATATAAATATGCTATCCCAGACAACATATGAGAAGTAGTCCATTGTGAAACTTCTGAAACTAAATCTGCGTCTGCTTGTTGTGTATCAGTTCCTAAGTGCTGTTTTATTCTAACAGTCAAATCAGATGTATCTGTAAATGTTTGTGTTGCTACAATAGCAAAATTTGTTTCTGTAGATGTTCCAGCAAGAAAAGGCTTTGGTGCATTTGGATTATTGAAAGGAGTTATTCTTGTTTGCCCACTTGGTGTTTGCTGAAATATTGATGTTGCTCTAACATCTGTTCTTAGTCCTTCTGAAATAGTTACTGCTAAAGTGTTTCGTGATCCAGAAGCAGAAGAACTTCCACCAGAAGAAATCCCATATTCAACACCATTAATATTTAATGTATCTGTTGTTGCTATTGTAAATGCTACATCTGACACCAAAGTTATTGATGTTACTCCTTTTTGTATACCTTCTCCATTCTCAACCGCATTACCACCAAAAGGCAACTGTCTATTGAAAGGCATAGTCGTATATTCTGAAACTACAAGAGTTCTTGTTTTATTTGTGAATCTTGATTCTGTTGCATATTTACTTGGGCTTGTTACTTTGAATTGCGTTACTCCGTTGCTATCTGTTCCAGCACTTGCAAGAGTAAGTTCATCATCTCCAAAATAAACTTTATCAATAGATTGTATTTCATGAGAAGCAAGTTGCACAATTAAATGAAGATTTTGATTATTGTTTGTGGATTCCATAAATAAAATGCCACCAGATTTTTTTGTTTCTCCATAAACAGTATCTCTGGTTATAATCGGCTGTTTAACCATTCTAGTTCTATCTTTAAGTTGATTGCTAAAATTAGCTGTTTCATCTACTCCAACAGCTTTAGATAAACTTGCAGACACAGCCATTGAAACAACAGCAGTAACTACATTTGCCATGAATGTACTAAAACCAGCACTTAAGGCTTGTGCTCCAGCAACACCACCAACATAAATTCCTACTGCCATTACTGCCAATCTTCTTATTGAACTTCCCATTACACAAAATGCCTTTTGGTTGTTATTTCTTTAGGTATTATCTTATTGTTATGTATTCTTAGCCACTTAACTTTTTGATTACAGCCAAGCAACTGCGTGAAATATTGTCTAGTCCAATCCATTATTTCTTTAACATTCTTTCTAGCAACAATATCCATGTGCCAAACAATATCACCAGAGTTCCATGCTTCTTGATAGACATTGTTTGTTTTTAGCAAATATTCTTCTTCAATTTCATCTAAAAAAGCCCAATTAGAAAAGCCGTATATTCTTCCATTTTCTTTGTGAATTTTATATTGGTTTAACTCTAATGATGGATATATATGTGCAAGTATTTCATCATCTGAATATTTTTTATATTTATCAAATTCTTTGTATAAATTTATAATAGGAGAAACATTTATCATGTTGTGCCACCACCCCAAATAATTTCTTTATCTTGTAAATCATCAACAAACTCAAGCCCTTTGTCATTTGGAAAAAAATGTTTTTGATCTTGGTCTGTGTATCTGAAATTTAAAGGTCTTTCAAGTGAAATTAATTTGCTTTCCACATTAAATGTTATTGAAGATGTTTCTCCTGTTTCAGCTATATTTACAGTATCAACAAATCCAGAAAATATTTGATATGGATCATCTACAATAGCAAGAGCATTACTTGTGGTTGTTAGAACTCCAAAATAAACATTAACCACCACTCCTTGCTGTGTTTGTGTCAACGCACTTGCTAACACATCTGTATTTAAACCACCAGCAGATATTCTTATACCACTAGCTTTGGTTTCTGCTGTTTCTTGTACTTGACTAATAGATATTAAATTACCTAACCCTGTATACACTTGACCTTCAACAGTAAAGTCGCCATAACCTGTCCACACTCTTAATGATTGCGTGTATAAAAATTCTACTGCATAGAATGGTCTAGTTTGGGTGCTAGATAATTGAGTAGAAAATGTGCTACCAATCGTTCTAGCCATAATGATTAACCTTTAGACTTAGTGGCTTTTTTCTTAGTGGCTTTCTTCTTTGTTTTAGTCTTGGCTTTAGTTTCTTTTGGCTCGTCAACTTTAACCTCTATCGCTGAATTATTAGAAATAAAGTTGTTCGCTAAATCTACTTTCCATTGTTTATCACAATCAATAATCTCGTTATTTTGATAAATCCTGGTTGCATTTCCAGATTCATTACTAGAGCCTTTAACATCTCTTAACATTTTTATCTTCATATTCCTCTCCGTTATTCATTACATAATATTCTTTAAATACTATCTAATCAATATAAGAGTGAGGAGCAGACAATGAGCAATCAAAACCACTCCCCACAAACTTATCAGATATTATGCGTCTGTTGAATCAATAGGATTACCCAACACAGCTTGAACACTTATAGGTGTTCCGTTTGAGTGAGTACCTGTTGCGTCAATCTTAACTCTCACATATCTGTTCCCACCGATATAACCAATTTGGCTTGTCTGTGGTGTTTCGCCATTAGCGTCTAGTGTCAAAAAGATACCATTTGAATCAACACTTCCCTCTGTTACTGCTGTTGAGCTAGTAACGGCTGAAAATGTAGAATCGTCTGTTGAATCTTGAAGTATAAAGTCAAACTTTACACTCCCAGATAATGTATCGCCTTCAATACCAGAGTTCACAATGAACATTACTGATTCAAAACCTTGTGTATCAACAGTAGTTCCATCTGTGTCTGCTGTAAATACTTTTGCGTCTTGACAAGTAACTGACTTAGTTCTATTTGCAATATCTCTCATAATAAACCCCCGTTATGCAGAAATGTTTTGTAGTCTAATCGCTTCCGCTAAAACTACAGCACCGCCAACTCTTCGTCTGGCGACATAACGAATATTACCACTTGTTGCTTGTGAGTAAGGATCACGCATGACCGATAAATTTACTCTGTCAACAATAGTGTAAGCTCTTGAGAAATCTCCATATGCTATCGGCTTAGCTGAACCAGCTACATCTGGCATATCTTCTGCTAAGATGTATGGCTTTCCTAAGATTGTTGCTGGTGTTCCACCAACATAGCTCATAGCATTTACAAATATCTTTTGACCTTCTGTATCTTCTAACTTTAATACATCAGCAAAAGTAGCTCTGTTCATCACAAAACTTGCGTTTGCCATATAGTCAGATTTGATAGCCATAGTTAAGTCAACAAGACCATTAGCTGTCAATGCAGTTCCACTTCCAGAATTAGTTGAACTAACTCCAGCAGATGAATCTGTAAAGCCTTGTGGTCTACCAACACCATTTCCAGAAACAAATGCAGTACCTTCTGCTTTCGCAAACTGTGTACCAAATTCTTCTGACATTTCTGATTCTAAATCAAAAGCAGAATCTTCCAACATAGCTTGTGAAATATCCACTAAAGCATAAAGCTCATGTGCGTCAATTTGCATTAAGCCTGTTGTATAGCCTGTTGTTTCTGATCTAGTGCCTGTTTCTGCAACAAAAGAAGCAGAGAATTGACCAGTTCTTTTTGGAATCTCAATACCTCTGTTTGATGTAGTTCTAACTCTAGCAATAGAACGGATTGGAGAAATCTCTGTTACACCTTTAATTAAGTCTGCAACATATTCTGCTGGAGCATAGAAACCACCTAATGTATCGTCAGATTCATATAGTGCTTTCTTTTCCATTTCATCAACTTCCCCTTTTCTTAGCCAATCGCCAAATGCTTTCATTTGAATGTCAACATCTTTTGTTTCGCCTGTATTAGGTCTAGCAATAACTGTTTCCAGGTTATCTAGCTTCGCCTGTGCTTCTGCTAAGTTCTTTTCTTGAATCTCAATAGCTTGTTTGGTTTCTGCCATTTTAGAAATGTCATCAGCCATTTTATCAACTTTTTCTTCAAGTAGAGGATCAGCAGAGCCTTTCTTTTCAATCTCGTCTAGTCGCTTTGAATTTTCACTTTTGAAATCTTCAAAAGTAGAATTCAAATTGTCTATTACAGATTTGATTTCATCACTCATAATAAACTCCGTTAATGTTTAATTGTTTCAATTAAATGCTTAATACTATCTACAACATCTCGCTGTTCATTTAATTCTGGATTAAATGATTTATATAATATATTTGCACTTTGTTTCGCAACAGAACTAGACATTAATCCCACATCACGCAAGTAATGTTCTATCTCTCTTACATTCATTTCAGCTAATTTTACTTTTGTAATCTTAGCTTTTGGATTCATTGGAAAAGTAACCATTGATATTTCCATCAAATCCAAATTCGTAATTGTTCTTTTCTTTAGCTTATCGCTATATTTATAATCATCTGGTGCTAACTTATAGCCGATTGACATAGAATCTAATGCACCCATTTTCATTAGCTCGTACACTTCCTTGCCTTTCTGTGTACCCATAGCTAATCTGCCTTTGATCTTTAGCCCTCTCTTATCTTCTTCTAGTGCGTCAATCACACCAATAGGTTCATCAGTCTTATG